GCGACAGCAATATCGTTGGCGAAATCTATTTGAAATACATCGTTATTTGGACTGCCACCGCCGGTGACCCAACCATAATTAGCATTAGATGTAGCCGCATTGGCATTTTTACCGCTTGGTAGTTGTCCGCGAGCAAGAGCAGTGGTAGGACTGTCATTGGCAAAATCTATTCGATCTACCACACTTCGGCCACCATTTGGGGTACCATATCCTCCAGTAAACCAACCATATGTTCCGACGCTACCGGCAACGGCAGCTACTGGAACAATGCTGGCAGGAAAATACGCAGTCGAAGTAGTAGTACCGGCAGGTTGACTGCGACCAATTACGAAATTTGAGCTCGATGCTCCCATTTCTCGAGCAACTGTTATTGGTCCCCTAGTAGTAGACGCAGCAGTGTCATTAGAATAATCTATTCTATACACTGTTGAACGAAGTGGATTTGGATCATTAGCACCTCCCGCTACCCAGCCGTAGTTAGCATTGCCTGATGATTTAACTGATCTAACAGCGACTGGTATATTAGACCTCGGACTTGCCGATGTGGGACTGTCATTGGCGTAATCTATACGTTCAACACCACTAACCGGTACGAACGGAGTGTTGCCAGGGAATCCCGCAATAACCCAACCATAATTTTGATTGCCCGATGATGCCCCATCTGCTCGAGACGTAGTAGCTAGTGGACCTCTCGGTGAAGTTGATGTAGGACTATCATTGGCAAAGTCGAGGCGTTCTACGCTGGAAACGACTTTACCTCCAGCTACCCATCCATAAAACTGATTACTCAAATTTTGCCGTCCCACCACTCCTGTTATAACATTTCCTCTTACAGATACAGCAGCAGTATCGTTGGCAAACTCGATCCTTCCTATACTTGTACCCGAATTACCAAGAGTTAACCAGACATGTGTATTTCCATTTGGCATCCCGGCCGGATTTTGACTTTGAGCTGCTGGTAAAGAGCCTCGAGCAAGAGCTGTGATACTGTCATTGGAGAAATCAATCCTATCAACTGTTGATTGAGATGGTGGACTGTAACCACCAAAGAACCACGCATAATTACTGTTATTTCCGGACCCTATCTGTACTCTAGCTTGACTTAAGGCACCCCGAGGGCTAGCTGTAGTAGGACTGTCATTGGCAAAATCAATACGATCTACAACAGCGCTAGCTGGGAATCCTCCACCAAACCAACCATAAGTTCCGGCTATTTCTACCCATGTTGCTTGACTAGTATATGTATTAATCGACCAAACTTCAGTAAACGGTCTTCTAGCGACATTCAGAATACCTTTTTCTGCTTTAACATAGTTTGCCGTACCGGCAGATCCAAATCTAGCAGAAGATATTGGACCCCTAACATTTGCTGATGTTGTATCGTTGCTGTAATCAATACGATCTACTATACTTGTTGCTGTGGGAGTGGCTCCTCCCATCCACCATCCATAGTTGGCATTACCTGTTGCGCCTAAATTAGTTCGAGATATACTTAATGTTCCGCGGGCACTAGCACTTGTTAGACTATCGTTAGCAAAATCTATTCTATGTACAAATGACAAGAAAATTGCAGGGGTTGCCTGTCCTCCAGCAAACCATCCGTAATTACTATTTCCTGCTGCCGAGAACATGCCCCTAGGCATCGGTAAGGTTGCTCGAGCACTTGCTGTAGCAGGGCTATCGTTGGCATAGTCTATTCTATCTATCGTGCTATTCACGGTCGGCCCAGGAGATCCGCCTGCCCACCAGCCATAATTTGAATTGCCTGTTGCTGCTAATTGTGATCGCTGGTTTGAACTTAAAAATCCACGAGCGCTTGCTGTAGCAGGACTATCGTTTGAGTAGTCTATACGTGCTACTATCGTTTGTCCGCTTGAACCACCTGCCCACCATCCATAGTTAGCGTTACCTGCGGCTGCTAGACCATATTGAGCTAGTGTCAAGGGTCCCCGGGGACTAGATACTCCTGTATCGTTGGCGAAATCTAAACGGGTTACGGTACTCTGCGGACCTGGATTTCCGCCACCGTGCCAGCTATAATTGGCATTACTTGCGCCAGCTGTATATGTAACCGCGGTTAATGATCCTCGAGAACTAGCTGTTACTGTATCATTGTTAAAATCGATACGATCTATAGTAGATACAACTGTCGGAGTTGATCCGCCAGCGACCCACCCATAGTTGCCTGCGCCGTCATATGCCGAGTTGGCATTTAACATATCTGTTAGACTTATCGATCCTAGTACTTGGCCACCGGCGCCAAAAACTTGTGCTGCTATCGCAGTATCTTTTAGGCTCAATTGTGCGTTTGTAGCAGTAGAGGCAGCGAAATCGGCGTTGATGGAAAAAAATGACGGATTGGTTAATGGCATGAATGTATTTACCCATTAAAGCTGTACATTCATTTGACAAGGGCCTAACGAACATTTATAATAAATTTATATAAAGGAATTATTATGTCAACACGAATATTAATTATGGGATTGCCCGGATCGGGCAAAACAACACTAGCCGCATCGCTCAGAGAAAAGCTATGGCAAGAAGGCCGCACAGTCAGTTGGTTCAATGCTGACGAAGTCCGCAAAGCCAATAACGATTGGGATTTTAGTGAAGCTGGTAGGATCAGACAAAGTATCCGAATGAGGGAAATGGCAGATGCTGCTACTACCGATTATGTGATCTGTGATTTCGTTGCTCCATTGGTAGAAATGCGAAACAATTATAAAGCAGATTGGACCGTCTGGCTAGACACCATTCGCGAAGGCCGGTATGCTGATACCAATAAAATGTTTGTAGAACCAACGGTGTACGACTTTCGGATCACAGAGCAAAACTCGGAAAAATGGTCGGATTTCGTTTCTCAGCATCTACTCGACCATCGTCGTCGTCCGACGTTTGACTGGAAGAAAGAAACTGTTCAGATGCTAGGTCGCTGGCAACCGTGGCATGACGGGCACCGTGCTTTATTTGAAAGACTACTTGCTAAGACTGGGCAAGTTATCATCCAGGTACGTGATGTACAAGGGTGGCAAGGTAGCAATCCCTTTGAAGTAGAACGAGTCAAGAGTTTTATCCGGCGTGACTTAGATCCCCTGTATCAAGGCCAATATGAAATTCAAGTAGTGCCTAACATCGTTCATATTGGTTGGGGAAGAGGTGTAGGCTATACTTCAGGTGAAGAAATGTTTGATGAATCAGTAACAGATATCAGTGCTACTAAAATTAGGAAAGGACTTGGACTCAAGTGATAGTTCTGTAAGAAGCCTCGCCAAGGCAGTAAGCTGGCGAGTAACTGGTACGATTGATACATTTATTATCAGCTGGGCAATAACTGGTCAAGTGTTATTGGCCAGTGGTATCGCCTTTACTGAAATCATGACTAAGATATTTTTATTCTGGGCACACGAACGTGTATGGAATAAAATCAATTGGGGTAAAAATTAAATTAATTCTAACAATAATTCTATCTTGGTCTTGATAGTTTTATTTGTGAGGCTGGTCTTAACACCCTGATGTAGCGGCCTTGGCCAGGAATTTAAATCACACCAAGAATATCCAGCATGTTCTTCATTTAGTGTAGGGATGAATTCTTTCTCTACTATGATCACATATGTATTATATTTGAATTGTTGATCACTACTGGTAAACAATTCAAGAGGTACTATCTTTTTGATTGTAGGAGTTTTTCCTACCTCTTCGGCTATCTCTCTCTTAAGAGTATCATAGGGTGTACTATCACTAGGTTCCTTCTTACCACCTACAAGACCCCATGTTCCTGCTGTCTTACCCTGTGTACGTAATAGGAACATGAATCTTTTTGTGTCCTTGGCTAGGAACAATCCACCACTACAAACTATTTCAATCAAAGTATCAACCGCCAATTTTCTTTATCGTATACACCTTCGTAGGACTTAGACCACTGTGTGCCATCCCACTTGTATTGTATGCTAGTGTATGAGTTAGTTATATAAGTTACTGCAGAGGTATTGCGAGAATCGAATACAACGGTCCATTGTGATCCATTCCATTCTATTATATCATTAGCATAGGCCACAAAACTGGTACCGGTTGAACTCCTCCAGGCGTCGGCTCTCCATGTGTCATCTGTTCCGCTAGGTAGATCATAGTTGTTTATATCTTCTAATATTAGATAGCGTGTGCCCGATGTGGGAGTTACTGGATCGAACGTTTGTGGATTTATAATAGCATCTATTGAACCTCTGCCACTAATAAGAGTATTAGTAGGAATAGTATCAGCATCTATATTCATCATCATAGATTGTTCGTCTGTTGGATTTAGACTAATATAAGCAACCACTTCATTACCGTCTGGTTTTGTTAATCTTAGTTGACTAAGGCCTGCGATAAATTGTCCTGGATATAAATCTAATAAACTTTTCCAGTTTCCTTTATTATTGGAACTATTAACATCTAACCCCGATTCTATATCATTAGTCCTAACTGGTAGTAGTGTAGCAACATGATTGAGCACTAGTAGATCAAAATTGCCCGGAGTGACAACAACTTTTTCTCTGGTGACTTGTCCTCTAAGTAGACCCGATATTCCTTCTTCAGAGGTAGGGAATGGCCCCGGAACATCTGTAAAAATGCCTGTGATAATTTTAGTAATTATTCCTAACTGTTTTACTTTAGCAGGCGGTGTTATCCATATAGGCGCAGTAAATGTCATGTTACAAATACTGATATCGCTTTCTAATCCTTGTGGAACTGTTCTAGTTTCAAATTGTTGACTAGTTAGTTCTAATGAAGTTAGACTGGTCCAATCTAGAAAATTGTCAGTGGTTTGTAGTTCCAATGCTGGATTGAATAGTATTACTATCTGTTCCCATAATTGAAGTTTTTGGTCAGTGTTGGTCGTCCATATGTCTGCGGCAAATGTAGCAGTATAGGGACTGGGCATTATGCGTTCTACAGTATAGTTTGCCCCTTGTGTGTTTAAATATTCTTGACCATTCGCATCATACGCACGTTCTCGTATCTGTACCTTGCTAACATAGGTAGGATCTTGTAGCATGTCTCTATTAAATTGTAGATCCTTGATATAGCAGGCAATGAATGGAGCACTTTGAACAACGTTCTCGCTATTCTTGGTTAGGATCGCAGCAGTTTGTCTACTCATGTCTCCGTAGCGAACAGGTACCTGCGTGAGGTTTCCTTTAGCATCTTTATAGCTAAAGTTACTCATTATCCTCATAAATTGTGTCAAGTATCTGCGTACTTGCCCGTCATAAAAGAAATCAGCCATTAATTATCTGCCTGTGGTTTAAGAGCCTTGCTCAAGGCCTGCTTTTCTTTGACTACCGTACCAGCAATAGTCGCAGTATTAGTATTATTAACAAAACTGGTCTTCTGTGTTTCTCTAACAGCTTTACCAGCATTGAGTTTACCAGCTGCTACATCTTCAGAACCAAAGTTGTCTAATGTCATCTGGACATTATCTTCGAATTTAATCCAACTAGTTCCGTCATATCTAAACAACCTGTTGGGCAAGAAATCAGTTCGTAAATGGAATTGTCCCCTAACTGGCCCATTAGGAAAAGTGATACCAAAACTATAAGGACTTCCGTTGGGCGGAACAGCATCGTCAGTTAAGTAACCAACATACAAATTCTTATCAGGACTGCGTAGTACCACACTGGTATCCATGGCAGGTGTATCGGTACTAGCATCTCCGTCTGTTACAGTAGTATCAACAACGTCAACAGTACCGTCTTCTTTAGTAGGGATGACATAAAATCCTTTAGTGTCATATCCACTGGTAGGACTGTCTGCTTCTGCTTGTGCGATGATACTTTGATTTATTTCTATGCTCTTGTTATAGACACTGATAATATCACGAAGAGATTTATTACCATCACCGGATGGAGCATCTAGTATCTCTTTAAATTCTTGGCTATCAACTAGCGGTTGACATTTAGCTCTTAACAAATGCGGATACCATGTTTGACTAAATCCCGTAGCAGCACGAGTAACATCGGTGATCACATAATATCTTTTCAATGCTACCATGCTGTCATCTAACGCATATTCGTCTTTAAGGTGAGGTAATTCTAGTACATCTCCGCTCATTAATTTTCTACCTAGAGCGTTAAAAGTAGAACTTAAATGGAATGTTATCATTAAGTTGTCATTTTGAAGAAACAATCCAAACTGACTTAAATTAAAATCTATATCAGCCATAGTGTATATTCCACGAAGCTGATAGATATCAGAGTCGTAATGCCTATCACGGTTTTCCATAAAAAGCACGTCTTGTATGCCCAATTCTGCTATGGGGTTTGTGTTTATAGGCACACTAGGGCTGCTGGCCCCATCCGCTGGATTGACTGGTCCGAGATATTTGTGTACAAAGATATCAGTTCCTCCAATCTGGAACTGCTCATTTATGGTACGATCTAGAAATCTAAAATCGTTACCCTTTTCTGGCTTGTAAAGTGATAGACGTGGCATAGTCGTGTATTTATAGGTAAATAACTGTATGAACGAAACTGATCAAATACGCCAAGATGTAATAGATTACATTCGCACCTTGTTAGGTGATGGAATGGTCGATGTAGAGCTTGATGCCAAGCATTATAATATCGCTATCGATCGAGCTCTAGCAAAATATCGACAAAGGAGCAGCAATTCAGTTGAAGAAAGTTTTGCTTTCTTAACATTAGAAATTGACAAAAACGAATACATACTTCCTAAAGAAGTGATGAGTGTACGTGAGGTCTTTCGTAGAAGTGTTGGCTCACGCACCGGCGGCGGCGATGGTGGATCACTGTTTGAACCGTTTAACTTAGCCTATGCCAATACATATTTGCTTAGTACCAGCAATATGGGTGGCTTAGCTACCTATTATATGTTTTCTAGCTATCAGAAAGAAGTAGGTAAATTATTTGGTAGTTATATATTATTTGATTTTAACCCTACTACTAAAAAACTAAGAATCACACAGCGCCCCAGGGGACAAGAAAGTGTGCTAGTTTGGTTGTATAATCATCGTCCGGAATTTAGTTTGTTCGAGGACAATGCAGCAGGAATTTGGCTTAAAGACTATTCATTAGCACAATGTAAGATCATGCTAGGCGAAGCTCGTGAAAAGTTCGGAACCATCGCTAGTCCGCAGGGCGGCACTACATTAAACGGAACCGCACTAAAAGCCGAAGGACTTGCTCAAATAGAAAAATTAGAACTAGAATTAACCATGTACGTAGACGGGCAAACTCCTATGTGGTTCACAAGAGGTTGACATTTTAATCTAAATGTAATAAATTATAGTATCACAATAGGAGATACTATGATTATCGGATTTGTCGGTCTAATTGGGTCAGGTAAAGATACCGCTGCAGATTATCTAGTTAATTTCCATGGATTTAGACGAGACAGCTTCGCAGGAACATTGAAAGATGCCGTGGCCGTAGTGTTTGGTTGGGATAGGACTTTGCTAGAAGGCCGTACCAAAGAAAGTCGTGAATGGCGCGAAAAACAAGACGACTGGTGGACCGCTCGATTAGGAATAAAAATTACCCCTCGTTGGATCCTTCAAAATTGGGGTACGGAAGTTTGCCGACAGGGATTTCATGACGATATTTGGATCGCTAGTCTTGAAAACAAATTGCGAAAAACCAATGATAATATCGTTATTAGTGATGTTCGTTTTCCTAACGAAATACAAGCGATACATAACGCAGGCGGTAGTGTAATACGTGTAGCACGTGGAGAAGACCCCGAGTGGTTCGAGGCAGCATTGTCTTATAATCAAGGAGAACGTGGAAACATGACCTGGGCTATAAGTAGGGCGAGATTAGAAAGAATGGAAATTCATGCCAGTGAGTATTCATGGGTAGGTGGGGATATCGATAGCACTATAACCAACAACGGAACCATTGACGACCTATATAATCAGATCAAAAATCTGGCACAAGATCCCCCTGCTTCCAGGGCAGGCCTAGCACGTGAAGTAGCCGTTGGCAATTGGCACAAACTGATTTAAGATTAGTATGACGACAGTTATCTAGGTTACCATCTATATGGTATACATTAAACTGTTCTTGATGACGACTGGCGTACCCACATCTATCACATTTCAATTTTAATTGATACCCTGCCGAGCGCCACCTAGGAACACCGTCTCCTAATCCTCTGGCACAATGGTCACACTTAGACCTATAGTAAGTCCTTCCTTCCTTGTGATAGTTCACTGCCGCTGGCCGTTTATCACATTCTTTACATAATTTTCTCATTGCCGTTCCCTTTTTGGCGCCCTTTTCGTAGTATTTAACTAGGTAATTTTTACCGGTTGTCGCTAAATACTTCAAAGTGATCCATTTAAGGAGATTTAACAATGGCAACAACTCTTCAATCCCCAGGTGTAAACGTAAGCGTAATAAACGAAAGCTTCTACACCCCAGCTGCTCCCGGCACAGTACCTATGATATTTGTAGCAACAGCACAAGATAAATCAAATGCTAGCCAAACAGGAACTGCCCAAGGAACTACTAAAGCTAATGTAGGAAAAGTATGGACGATTACCAGTCAACGGGATTTAACTGACACATTTGGTACTCCAAAATTTTATACTGATGCTACCGGAAATCCGATTCACGGCGGAGAATTAAATGAATATGGATTACAAGCTGCTTATAGTCTGTTAGCAGTTAGTAGCAAGGCCTACGTTGTGCGTGCCGACGTTGACCTATCTCAACTAACAGCAAGCTCTTCAGAGCCATCAGGTGACCCGGTTAATGGAACATATTGGTTGGATACAGGAAATACTACTTTTGGTATCAGCGAATGGGATGCTACAAATAGTGTGTTTACCTTAAAAACGCCATTAGTTATAGATGATACAACTACTAGCACAACCTTAGTATCTGGAAACCCTTCATCTAGCTTTGGAACAAAAGGCAGCTATGTTGTTGTAGCAACATCTGCTAATTCAAATTCTGTATTTTATAAAAATAAAGATAATACATGGGTTCAATTAGGAACTAATCAAGAAACAAATTTTGCTACAACTTCTAACAATTACACGTTTGCTAGTACAGCATGGCAAACCAGCTGGCCTGTGGTTTCGGGAGCATCTGCTCCTACATATGTCAGCGCTTCTAATAGTCTGTTTATTAATGGTCAGGCTATTCCAATAAGCAGTACTTCAACTAATGGAATTGCTACAACCATTAACAATCTAATGCCAACTCGCGGAGTCGGCGCTAAAGTCAACGCTACTACCGGTGTGCTTGAACTGTATGCTGATTCTAATGCTAAATCAGATGGTACTAATAGAGATGGAAAAATTGCATTGTCCGGAACCATATTAGGAAGTTTAGGTCTTTCTACAGGAACTTATGCCAATCCAACGCTAACTGTTGCTCCGCATACACAGGTTCCGCAGTATGGAACTAATGGCAATCCTACAGGCAGTGCATATTTAAAAACCACAAGTCCTGCTAATGGTGCTAGTTGGGTTGTAAAATACTACAACGGTGCTACTATGACATGGGCTACAGTAGCAGCTCCCGTATATTCCGGTTCCGCATCTGCTATCAAGGCTCTCGATGTTGGTGGTGGAAAAAACATTCCAGTTGGTACATTATTTGTACATAGTAACTATGATGACGGTACAGGTGCTTACGGATCACCGACATTAGGCGAATTTAAGATCTTTAGAAGAGACGCTACAAGCCCTACTACAGTTGTAGGATCTACTAACTTAACTTCAGTAAGTGGAACGTCCTTCACTATTACTCCTTCTACAACAACCACTAACTATGTTTATAGGTTTCAACTAGCAGAAACACTAGCAGGTGTTAGTGGACATTATAATACAGCTACTATTACAGTGGCTACTATCAGTAGTGGTACTGCTAGTGCTAATGTTACAGCAGCTTCCGTAGTAACCGCTATCAGCGCTGCTGGATTTACAAATGTCAGCGCAAGCATAACTAGCAACGGATACTTATCAATCACACATTCATTGGGTGGAGATATAAACATTACTGAGACCACCACAGATACTGGCGCTTACATATTAGATACATTAGGATTTACAGCCTATAACATGGCCACTAAAACCGGAACACAAAACTTATATGCCGCCGGTGCCTATAATTCATACAAATACAAAGCATCTAATTGGAAGCCTTTAGTATACGAAGCTAAATCATCAAGCCCGTACACAACTCCCGAAGATGGAACATTGTGGTATAGCAGTCAATTTACGGATGTTGATATCATGTACCATAACGGAACAACCTGGGTAGGATATCTAACTGCTTTCCCTAACAGCGATCCTAATGGTCCACAAGTCAAGGCCACTGCTCCAACTCTTCAAAGTGACGGAACTCCGTTAGTTGCCGGTGATATATGGATTGATAGTTCTGATTCAGAAATGTATGGGCAAAATATCTATGTATGGAATGCCACTACACTGAAGTGGATCAAACAAGACCCTAGTGATCAAGAAACACCGACTGGATGGTTATTTGCCGATGCTCGTTGGGCTACGACAGGTCAAAGCAAATCTGTTTCTACTATCAAGAGCTTGCTATCAAGCGATTACCTAGACCCAGATGCTCCAGATCCTGCTAGCTATCCAAAGGGTATGAGACTTTGGAACCTACGCCGTAGCGGATTTAATGTTAAAAAATATCAAGTAGGATATATTGATATCAATGCTAATAACGGAAAAAATGTTCGTTACAGTAACGACCCAATGGACGGATCCAGTCTAACAGTACAATATAATGCCAATCGTTGGGTTTCTGTGAGTCCTAACAACGCTAACGGCAGCGGAACATTTGGCCGTAAGGCACAACGAGGATTTGTTGTTAAATCTTTCAAATCATTAATTGACTCTAATCAATCAATCAGAGATACTGATACATTGGTATTCAACTTGATATCATGCCCCGGATATCCAGAAGCCATACAAAACATGATAAGTTTTAATGCTTCTAGATCATATACAGGCTTTGTTATAGGTGATACACCGTTTAGATTGCAAGCATCAGGAACTAGCCTAGGTAACTGGGGTAACAATAAAGGTTCTGTAGTTGCTGTTGACAACAACGACGATGGAGCAGTTAGCTATGACGAATATATGGCTATGTTCTATCCAAGTGGATATACAAATGACAACTCTGGAAACAATATTGTTGTTCCTCCTAGTCATATGATGTTACGTACTATAGCATTGAGCGATCAGAAATCTTATCAATGGTTCGCTCCTGCTGGTATCAAGCGCGGTGCTGTTGACAATGTAACAGCCGTTGGATACTTATCAAATGGACAATTTATAGATACAGCTCTTCCAAACACAATTAGAGATGTATTAGCAGGTGTTAAGATTAATCCTATCGCTAAATTCCCAGGAGTTGGTATTGTTAACTTTGGCAACTACACACGAGCAAGTGGATCAAGTAGTTTAGATAGAATCAATGTTTCTAGATTAGTGGCCTACTTAAGAAGACAGTTAGATATACTAGCCCGTCCTTTCTTGTTTGAACCAAATGACAGAAACACAAGAGCTGAAATTAAAAACGCAGCAGAAAGCCTATTGGTAGAATTAGTAGGACAACGTGCGCTATATGATTATATCGTAGTGTGTGACGAATCAAACAATTCAACCGCACAGATCGATCGTAGTGAACTACATATGGATATAGCTGTAGAACCAGTCAAAGCAGTAGAATTTATTTACATTCCACTACGCTTGAAAAACACTGGCTCTATTAAAGCTGGTCTATAATGGTAAATAATAAGAACAAGGAGCATTTAGATGGCAATATCTAGTTTAAGTAAGTTTTCTATACCGTTAAATGGTGCTGGCGGGAGCGCAACAAGTCAAGGCCTCTTGATGCCTAAGTTAAAATATCGTTTTAGAGTGATATTTAATGGATTTGGAGCATCTAACCAGACTCACGAATTAACCAAGCAAGTCATGTCAGCTAGCCGTCCTGGAGTTAGTTTTGAAAACGTCGAGTTAGCGGTCTACAACAGTAAAATTAATTATGCTGGTAGATACAGTTGGACTGATGTTAGTATAACTTTGAGAGATGATGTTACTAATTCTGTTAGTAAAATTGTTGGTCAACAAATACAAAAACAATTTGATTTCTTTGAGCAATCTAGTGCTGCTAGCGGCGCCGATTACAAATTCCAAACATATATTGAATTATTAGATGGCGGCAATGGAGCATTTGATGCTACAGTACTAGAACGATTTGAATTATATGGTTGCTATCTACAGAACACTGTATATCAAGGTGGTGACTACAAATCAAGCGAACCTATGGACATTACACTAACTATCAAATACGATAATGCTATACAAACAGACCAAGCAGGAGAAGCACAAGGAATTGGCGGCCTAGTGGGACGTACTGTACGTTCATTAGTAGTAGGTTAATTTCACAAAAATCAAAAAAGGCCCTTATGGGGCTTTTTTTGTGACATAAATATCTGCATGTCTAATTTCTTTGATGGCTTTTTAAATAGTGTATTTGGTGCCGATGGCTACATGGTGGACTTCCAACACGCCAGTAGGCTATATAGGAGCGAGAGATTTTATGACCTCGCTCCAAAAGCAGGATGGCTTTATTATGTTAGATTTAATATAAACACTGAAAATACAAATATAACATCTAAATTAAATCCGACGTGGGTATCTCGACAATTAAAACGTAATACCATAGGCCTGTTGGCTAAATCAGTCGATATGCCGAGATTTAATATATCATCCGAGACTGTAAACCAATATAATAGAAAAACTATAGTACAAACTAAAATGACATATAGTCCTATTAATATCACATTTCATGATGATATGGCCAATGCTACTACTGATTTTTGGAAAGAGTATTATAACTTTATTTCCGCAGATGCCGTAGCAGGAAGAGATTTTGCGAATAAGGGAATAGTAAGAAGCGCAAATTTTGGTGATACCAAATATTCAGAGGAAGCATATGATTATGGACTATCAAATACTCAACTCGTTGATAACTCAAATAACTCTAGTGGCTCTAAATTTTTCAATAGTATAGAAATTTATCAATTAAACAAGAAAAAATATAATAGCGTAGTATTGGTTAATCCTGTGATCAAAGATTGGTCTCATGGAAGCCTTCAACAAAATACAAGTGCTTTTCTCGAAAATAGAATGACTGTGGAATACGAAACTGTATTTTACAAAACCGGAAAAGCTAGCGAGACTGGGTTTAATGACAATTTCTATGATAAAAATCCAAGCCCGAATCAAGTGGCTGGTGGGTTATTAGGTGTTGGCGGTGTATTAAATGGAACAGCAGAAGTATTTGGTGATATCGGAAATATAAATGCCGAAACTACCACAGCAGATTTATTCCAGATAGGATTAAAATCTGCTGCCATAGCAAGAAGCATACCTTCAGCTATTCAAAATGCTAAACAAGAGGGCTATAGCATATTAGTAGGGGCGTTGGCCGGTGCCGCAAGAAACAGTGGTAGCTTTGCCAACTACGCAGATCAGACAATTAACGATCCTAATTATTCGGGATTAAAAAGGGTAGGTAATTCCGCTGTGGAACTCTATAGGAGTTATAGAAACTCCAGTGTCCAACAAGGTACTGACGCTACACAGGTAAACAATGGCCAATAATCTTTACAACAATATTCCTCAATCTGACATACAGAAAAAATCTAGCTCAGATGGTACTACTAAATTCTTTGACTCGTTTTATCAATTTCCTGTT